GACGAGTTTTTGGAGACGGGGAGGTGTGAACGTCTCGAAGAACTCACGGACGTGGAGACGAAGATACGTTTGCGCACGAGGGAACTCATGGCGATGGAACGACCGCAAACGAAAGACGTCATGAAATCCTTCTTCCTCGTCAAGCACCGCTACGTCAAGGAATGTACCAAGACTGCGAAAAAGCTCCTCAAGGGGGTGCACGTCCACGTCAAGGTGGCGCTCGCAGATCTCCTCCGGAGGGATGGATTTCTCCCACACTATCCGGTGGAAGACACGAGATGTGACACGTGTCACTTGTACCGAGATGAATCTCACTCCGAGGAGTGCACGTGCGAAGAACTTAGACTCGAACGCGAATTACATGCTTTACAAAACTAATTTCTTATACGTATCCGGATACAGTTTGAGACGTCTTCCACCCTTGCACCCACACGTTTGTTCTATGACATCCTTCGTGACCGTGAACGACACGCACTCCCCGTGGTCGCCCTTGATGATGTCACAATACTGCGTGTTCGTGGTCAACACGTATTTCGACCCCCTCGCCTTGGTCACCTTGATGAGTTTCGTTTTCTCGTGCCCCGGAAATTGTTTCTGTATGAAGGACTCCAACTCCGGTTTGACGACGTCGGACTTGGTCACCCTCTTCTTCGGTTTCCCCGTGGACGTCACCGGTGTGGGATACAGCATCTTGTGGAGGTCCGCGGTCAACTTGTATCTCTCACCGGTGAAATCCTTACAGAACCCATCCACCCTCTCCCGGAGGGTGTCGCACTTACAGAAACACTTTTGCGCGATCGTCCCGTCCGGGCTCACGAGGAACCACACGTGATTGCTTCCGTGCTCCCTCCGGAGATTCTCGCAATACCTCGAATTCGTGCTCACGAGGAAGTGGGACTTGGATTTAAAAATCTTGGTCACGCACGCGTCTCGTTGCCCCCTCACGTGTTTCTTGATGAACGTCTCCAGGGTGGCCTTGACGACGTCGTCCGTCATCTCGTCCTTCATCTGTGCCTTTGTGAAACATCCCTCCTTGATCGCCCTCCCCGGAGGTTCCACGGTGGCGTGGGTGGGGGCGTTCGACCGCACGGTGGCCATCTCGAGGAACTCCACCGAGGGCTCTTGGGACACCCGCTGGAGCATGCTGAGAGGTCCGTGTCGATAGACGAACACGGGGAGGTAGGCGACTTGGGTGATCTTTCCGCTTCCCCGGCACGCGTCGCATCCCCTCCCCTGACACCCCTCGCACTTGGCCTTTTTATTCGACCATGGCATCCTGAACCCGGATCCGCGACTTCCCCTGGCGAGGTCTCCGTACACGGCGGCGTCGATGACCTCGTTCCAATCGATTCCCGGTTTGGCGGTGTAGAGGGCGACGAGGATGTGTTCGCGGAGGGCGATGGCGCTCGCCTGGTCGACGCAGAACCTGTGCCAGTTGAGGTGGACCCCGGTCTTCACCTTGTCGCCCACCGGTTTGGGTGGGGCCACGCACACGAGGCAGTCCCTCCCCCCGTGCCTCTTGACTTTGTCGCATATGACTTTGCACACCTCCTCGATCTCCTCGACGGTGAGGGCGGTGGTGTCTTTGTAATCGATGTCGACGAAGAAATTGTACGTCTCCGATTTTTGTTCGACGATGAACAATTCCTCCCCGGCCTCGATCGCGGCGACGTACCGCTCGTTGAAATCCTGTAACTTGTCAAACGGAACGCTGAGGACGCCTCCGTCCATCATCACGTGTGACAAGTTGTGGGCATTATTAAATTTATTTTCGGTGCACCACCGTCGAAACATCTTATTCAGAATATCGCATCTCCCCTCTAAACCATTTCACGGAGGGGGGTTCGAAGGACTCCACCGGGTCCTCCCCCTCCAGACTCTTCTTTAACACGAGGAGTTGATACACCGTGTCCTCGAGGTGCTTTTTCACGAAATCTTCGGCGTCGGCCTCGTCGTACCCCCTCTTCGTCTCCACGAGGTCTCTGATTTGTCTGAGGATGTAGGCCTTTCCCTTGGTCATCTATTACCTTACACTGAAAGTTTTCCTCTCCTCCCTACGCGCGTTCAGGGCGGCGTAAAAGTGGGGATTCTCCAGGACGTTTTCCACGATGAGTTCCCATTTCTTGTGTCTCGCCTTGAACTCGTCGAGGGTGTCCCACGCCATGAGATCGTTCTCGTCGAAGGTCCTCTTCACCGGCAGTTTGTTAATCTTCCGAACGGCCGTCTTCATCTTCTCGTCCGTGAATCGGCGAATGGTGTCCTCCTGTGTGCCCCGGTCGAAATCCACGAAAAGCACGAAAACGGTGTACACGAGTTCGGCGTCGCCGTCCTGTACCGTGAACACGAATTCGGTGTATTCACCCTGTTTGAGGACCACCACCCCCCTCGTCTCCTCCTCGAGTTCCCGGAGGGCCGTCTTGAGGGGGGCGAATATTTCACGTCTCCTCGACCCACCGGTCACGAAGATCCAATCCTTGAAACGACGATCCCGAACGGTGAGGAAACGAGGGGGATCGTCGGCAAACGACACAGGTATCGCTATTGCTTTGTATTTCTTCATCACATTATATAGGTGCTTTCGAGCACTCCTAACATCTGTGGAGTTAATTTTTCTTCTCGATTTCCACGGGCTCCTCCACGGGCTCCTCCGTCACCTCCGGTTCCACCGGTGGCGGCGGGGGTGGGGGTGGCGGTCTCGGCTGAGGCATCGACATGTGCATGAGGCGGGTGGACACGTTCTTGAGTTGATCGACGTCCTCCTTCGCGCGATTCAACTCTCTGAACATGTAAATGCACACCGCCAGGCACACGACGACGGCGACGCTGGTGAGGATTTCTCTGTTCACTGGGATCATTTGATGAAACGTAGCGTTATTTTTTTAAGTTAAGATTGCACCCATCGACGTCTTGGATTTCTTCTGACACCCAACCCCCTCACCGAATTGAATCTCCTGGAGGTGGGAGTGTTTACACTCCGGATCCCGGCTCTCCTGGGCGGAGGCGTGACCGACGAACCTCTCGATGGTTCGGCTCTTGGGATCGTACGTCAGAACGAACACGACCGCGATGAGGACGATGACAGTCCAGAACATCATAGTTATTATTTACAAGAGATTTAGTTCGAGTACAACAACGCCGCGAGACCGTTGGAATACTTGAGGATGTTGTAGTTGACGGCGTAAATGTCGTCCTGGCTGTTTTGCGTCTCGGAGACGATGCGCGCCGAGTCGAGACGACTGAAATTCAACGAACCGGTGGGTTGGTGACGGGAACTCTCGAGGCAGAACGGGTACACGAGGAGTTCACCCTCATCCGCCGTGTCCATGGACGCGAACGGGAGGTGGTAATACGCCGGAATGCGGGTGTAGTGCGGGCGGGAGAACTTGTAATCGGTGACGTCCGTCCCGTTGATTTGGAGTTTGAGTTTGTTTTGGGCGTTGAGGAGGGTGACACCGGACGGGTTTGCGGACGCCAAACATTTGACGGGATGATTGAAATTGAGCTCGTGTGTCTTCGCTGACGACGCGATGCTCTTTTGGACCTGGCACACCAATTGCTCGAGGGGCTTGGCCTGGAGCGCCTGACGCTCGGCCGTGTCGAGGTACACGTACGCGCTGTAGCACTCCCACTTGCTCCCCGCGGCCTGCGGGCCCCAGTTGATTCGCATCTCGATGTCGTGGAAGGACGTCGCCACGAGGGGAATAGCGGTCTGCCAAGATTCACAGAAGGTGAACCGGAGGGGGTAGAAGGAGGAGACCGTGTTCGCGCCCCCGTACACGTTGGCGGCGTACGACTTGCTGAACGTGGACGCCAACACCTTCGGCGCCACGTGCTGGGTGAATCGAGAATCCTGGACATCGATCTGTTGGCCACCGATGTACAACTCGCACGAGTCGATCACCGTGGACCAGTCCGTGATGGAGACGTTCGCCTCCGGAGTGCCCGAACCCACGAGGGGCACAAGAAATGTGTATCCCAATAAATCGCCCTTGCGCTCAAAACGCACGGTCGACATGCCATTTGGCGTCACGTTCCCCTGGATAACCTGACGTTCGACCGTGGTGGCGAACGGGGTGTGACGCTTGAACGTACTGGAGAAGAACGAGACTTGGGGTTCGCCGGTCAAGTGGACATCTTGGATACCGGTCGCCGTGAGTTGGGCAACACCTCCACTCGACATTGTTTATATACTAAGGTGAGATTTTGTTTTTAAGCCTAGCCACAGTGGTAGGTCACACCGACGAACGCCGCCGTGTGCACCGCATTGTGTCTCGTGGTCAAACCTCCGTTGGCGTCGAGGTACCGAATGTTGTACGCCTTCTCAGTGGCACCCCACGGCACG